GCCGGGGAGACCCGGACCTTAATTTGACCTACCTAGAGACTGACTTTTGTACTTACTATTAAGTACGTCGACACTCCATGAGAGTTACAACTACTTCGTTAGAATGACAAGACATCTACACCCTCTATTTAGGTATTTACAAGTATCTATCTCAAAACACCCACACAAACACCCAAACAACTGTAGACTTAAACTTTTAAGTCTCCCTTCCCAAATCTACCACTATCTTTTTACTAATTTCCCTAACAATAAAATACCAAAAATCTTCGTAAAAACAACCTTACTCTTCTCTTCTTCCCATTGGTTGTAAGACTGCAAGAAACATTTACGGATTGAGTCGTAGCTGGGATCGTCACAATAACTGCATCTCAAATAGTTCTGGCAACAGAATAACTTTTGGGTTAAGCTCCTTAATGGAGATACATTGGCGAAAAACACGTACAGGTGTTCGATACCAAATGTGGTTGTGGCTCGTACCTTTCTCATGAAATAAATATGGAAACTGTCCCAACGGTATACGTGCGTAGCCAACGATATTTGTAGTGAGAGTTCGACTTAGGATCACTCAAATGGCGAAAGCATATAAAGCTTCGAATCCAGGCGACTTTATTAATCTTCTACTGGTTCTTTTTAACTTACTTTTAAATTTATGCAGAACAACTTCAATTTTACACTAAAGCTTCCAAACCTCAAACTCCAAACCAAAAATGAATTCCAAGCAAACCCAAGAACTCACGAGTGTTAAGCTCACCTGCCCGCAGAAACCCTACAAAGGACAGGAACAAGCTCAAAACCGCCGCGTTCTTAGAGACCACTTATTTTCAGGTCGCCTCTACACCTTGGCTAACATCTACGCCCAAAATGAGCGCCCTCTCCCACTTTTTGAGAAACCGAAGCGGTTACTCAAACTTGAGGTCGACTACTTTGGCAAACCCCTCCAACTCATCCTCTCGGGCGACGACTCATGGACCGAAACCTGGATCTACAAACTCAGGAAACTCTCAAGAGCAATGGACTACCAATTCTCTATTGTGGGAGCAGCGTCCGGCGCCATCTTTGGCGCTTTCGGTATGTCGGAGTTCATGTCATCCGTTTTCAAGACTTTTGTCAAGACAATGGCTGCCACGAGCATTTCGATCATGTTGGGTATTGGGATTCTTCTCAAATCCACCTGCCCGTTCGTCAATTGTCAAGCCATGACTCTAATCATCACGAACCTTGGACTGTCCGTATCCTCGCTCGCCTCACTGGCGTGGCCACTAATACCGGCCCGAATGGTTTTCCAAGCCGACAACGACCGCCCATTTACCTGGGTTCCAACCGCCATCGCTTTACTCTTAGTAGTACTCATGGGTGGCACATCCATGGCACAGAGTATCGGTATTTTCACGAAGACCGCCTCGCTCGGCTACACGATGTCGACCATCCTTGGGCTACACCGAATCATGACTGAGTCTATCAAAGAACTTGTCCCCTTCATCTACCGGACAATTACCGGAAAGGACTGGCACGTCGAAGCTCTTGCCTCAAACCTCACACTGTTCACTGACTTTGTGACCGCTGTCGAGGAATTTGAGCGCGACAAGCTACAAGATCTTGACTCAGACTGGACATTTCAACAGGAAGTCTTTGAACTTCAAAACAAGTACAAGGCCCTCCAGTTGGAAGCTTCACGACTCGGCATGGCGAAGACCCTCACACCGATAATCACGACCTACTACCAAAAGGTCACATCGTGGTTGAAAAGGGTCACAGCCTCCGGTATTCTACTTGCCGGACACCGTCAGGAACCAGTTAGCCTGCTAATTTCAGGCAAGCCAGGCGGGGGGAAAAGCTACATGGTCAACAACCTAGTACGCGACGTCGGAGTCGGCTACATCAAGTGGGGAGATATCCCTAACGAGGGCATCGCCAACCACATCTACGCCCGTAATCCACAGGAGTCCTTCTGGTCCGCTTATCGCGGTCAGTTCTGCACTCTTTACGATGATTTCGGACAGATTTCGGACACGGAAGGAAACCCAGACCCTGAATTTCTTGAATTAATTCAAGCAGTTGGGGACAACCCTTTCAAAATTCCAATGGCGGACCTCGAAGACAAACAACGAGGCTACTTCCGAAGCAAACTTATTGTTGCTACGACCAACCTCTGTCAACTTGGCACCACGAATGTGAAGAGCATCCGCTCTCCTTCAGCCCTAGCGCGCCGATTCGACGTTCACGTTAAAGTCGAGCGAGTCAACGGTAGCCCAAAAATCACACTCATGTTGGAGAACACAGAGTGTGGACCCACTACCTACGACGAGTTGATTAACATCCTCCGGGCAAAGTTCCGAGCAAAGGTTCAAAAGTTCGAAGAACGAGCGCAACAAGGACAAGTCAGGGATTCCCCGGTCGCACCGGTGTGCGTGGCATCACGTATAGCGTACATCTCAGCGCCCTCGTCAATTTCCAACACCGAGCTCACGAGACTCAAACACCACCCCGAACAACCAAACCACCAGTACTGTGACCCGTCACTACCATGCCGCCAAGGATTTCAAAGTCTTTGGTCTTGGATTACTGGTCAACAGGACCCTCTCCAACTTGTCGATTACTCGCTGTTGAGAGCGCAACTCCTGTGGGACCCTCGTTGTCTCGAATTCTGTGGACACATCTCAGAAGAGGTGAAGCTGGACTGGTTCAGGAGCCTCGAACTCATCAACGACAGTCTGGAAGATGCAGGTTTTGAACCTGTTAACTTTGGACCAATGACGTTTCCCATCGACCGTTCCTCTGAATGGATCTCGCGAGGCTTCCGCAACAAACCACGTGAGTGGCGCCACCTACTGGACAACCACAAGAGCCTCCTTGGAGAGACAATCCACTTCAAGTGTTCCACCTCGCAGGTAAACATCCTGCACGGGCTCGTGGACTCGATCATCGAAGACTTGGCTCCTGAGGGTATTTTACCAGCAGCGCTCTTGATCAACAACTGGGCGCACAGAATCGCTTCAAAAGTGGTAACCCAACTCAAGCGTCTCGGAGGCATCTTCGTCACAGTCGTGAAGCATATCATCGACTTCATGGAGCACCCTATTGGCGGGACAACAGTTTTCAACTTTCTGTTTCTCGCGGCCTGTGCGATTCCAACAATCACACTGATCTTCATGAAGATGGTCACCACAACCGAGAAAGTCAATGACTACTTGACAGGCGAAACCCTCCAAGAGAACGAGGAAGTTTTGGCCGAAGTGGCATTGATCCTCAAGGAGAAGAAGGCTACTCACACGCTCGAATCGCGTGACATGAAAGGAGCCCAGAAACCAACGAAGGGCCGCACCATGCACATGCGAAAGGAAGCTTACTCCAAGACCGATGAAGTCACCACCCGATACCGGCAGGCGAGAGAACGCCTCGAACGAGTTGGCATTCAGCCCGTCGATCTCCTCACAATCCAGAACTTCCAAAACACCTTTGACTTTGTTGCGGTCCGACCCGACATCGTGAAGCGAGTTTGTGTTGGTGACGGAGACCAGGAGGTCGAAGACATGCTCCTCGTCGCGGCGGTTGCCTTCACGGAGTTGCAAGTCGAAGCGGCTAAGAGAAAGAACTGGACCCCCCTAACCCTCTACCAAGGGATGGTGGAACAGTACAAACTCCTCGCCAGACAGATTGGCGCTGACCGCTTGATGCGCTCCATGGGCGCCGAAAGTTCAATCGTCGGGTTGGCAAAATCCGATAAAGACCTCCACATCTTCGACGCTTGGCTTAAGCAACACTATGAAAGGCTAGACCTACAGGGGTCTGCTGATCAGAATGCTGACGGAGTCGCAAAAGTCGCACTAGGAAACATGTGGGACATCAAGGCAGAAGGAGCACTTGGACGAGCGTCCCAGATCTTCTTCTACACTTCCCGCACCGCCTGGTGCAACAAACACACGGTGGAGAGAATCACGACCGACCGATTCACCGTTGTGAAGCACCCCAAGAACGGAGACCCGATTGAAATGACCTTCAGATGGACTGACTGCACGGTGATCAAACACCCAGATCTGGACCTCGTGATCATCAGGTTCCCAAAAACCATGACACCCCACACGTGTATGAAGAAACACATCATGCTGGACACGGACGTTAACTTCAAAGTCCTACCAGCGGGGAGAATTGTCACACGACACGAAGGTGAAGCAATTCACATGCAAGCACCTTCTCCCTTCCTGATAGACAGGGCTAGCGAAGAAGCTGGAATCATAGTACCCGCTCGCACAGCCATTGGCTACTCAGGCATGAACACTGTAGTGGGAGATTGTGGAGCACCGTTCATGGCGATCGACCCAACCCGTCAGCGAAAGATCTGTGGTATGCACTTCCTTGGCAATAGCTTTGGCGCTGGCCAAGCTGTCCTCATCACTGTCGATTTGCTGGAAAGCATGGAGGTTTTTGCTAACCTCGACAAAGAACTCGAGTACGAGGTCCAATTCGCCCCCTGTGGAGTTGTGACGTCAGTCAAAGACCCCTTGGGTATGGTCCCCACACCATTCGAACCAACCAAGACGAAGGTCCGCAGGTCCATCATCCATGGGGCAGTTTCAGCACCGATCACGGCGCCGTCCATCCTCCGACCAACTCCGGACCTCGATCCGATGGACCGAGGAATCAACGAACTTCAACACCCCACGTTCATCGTCCCCCAGGACTTTGTGACCGAAGTCCAAGAGGTCCTGACAAGGTACTCTAGTGGTCCTGTGCTACATGCAGAAACGCTCTCTCTCGAGCAAGCACTCTCAGCTGAGGGTATTCCGGGAATGGAACCAATAGAACTCTCAACATCGGCAGGATTGCCACTTTGTTTGGAGAGCGGTGCCCAAGGGAAGCGCAAGTGGATCAACGACGACAGAACACCCAAACCTGAGTTTAGGGAAATGATGGAAACATTCATTAACCAACTCAAGGACGGTGTGTTGGAGGACCCTCCCATCTTTAAGGAGACACTGAAGGACGAACGAGTCAAACTCGCAAAATGCGACCCCAAAAATCCGCAGAAGATTAAGACACGCCTATTCTCTGCGACCCCCCTCAAGCTCTTAGTGGCTGCAAGGATGTACTACGGCTCTTTTATGGCCCACGCTGTCAGAAACGAGATACGAAACACCTGCACCTCTGGAGCCAACTGCTCGGGACCAGATTGGCAAATGATCGCCGACTGGTTGCACGAAGTTTCAACACAAGTCGATGACGGAGACTACTCCTGTTTCGACACTTCACAACCGAGCGGGTTCTTGCAAGCCGTTTACGATGCCATCAGAGCGTGGTACAACAGGAACGGCGGAACCCAAGAGGACGACCTAATCAGGCAAAGATTGGCAGAACTCTGCTACCATCCCTTTCGCTCAGCGCGTGGAGTGGTTTACAGAACCAACGGATCATTGCCTTCAGGCATGTTCGGAACGACCCAAATCAACTCCGGGTCGAATCTTGTGGCCTTCTACTACGCATTCAAAGTGCTCTACCCGAATGCTGGCCCCAATGAGTTTCTCGAGCATGTGCGCTCTGTGTCACACGGAGACGACGTCCTCTTCTCAGTGTCAAAAAACTATGAAGGCTTCACTTCTGAAAACATCGGAATTGCTCTCAAGCAAGTCGGAATGGTGTTCACACCAGCTGACAAAGGAGGTGAAGCCTCAAAAGCCAGACCCATCACAGAATGTACGTTTCTCAAGAGAAAATTCACTCCGATGTGCGGCATCTATCGCGCTCCACTGGACGTGAACAGTTCTCTTGAAATGTGCAACTGGATCACCAAATGCCCGGACCCAATCCAGGCGACCATCGACAATTGCAAAGCAGCTTTTCGCGAGCTAGCAATTTCAGAACCGGACCAGGACCTGCAAACGAAAATCAGGGACGCTCTTTACAAAGCGACCGACGGAAGGGTCACACTTTCACTCGTCTCACGGGCGGAAATGATTAATGACTTCTCCAAACACTTCTAACTCAAGAACCCTGCACTCCCTGGTCTTTGTCATCTTCCCAGGGTTTGTAACGCTAAGTTAGAAGCTCAAAGAAAAGATGGGTAGAAAACTACGGTCGTAAAACATCTACCTAAGACGACCGCCACCGCACCACCATCAGCAAAAACACCCACAACAACATCAACAACCCCAGAAGCAACCACAGTACCCACACCCCCAGACCCAAAAGCTACACCGGCGGATAAACAGAAAGTCTTGTCATTGCTTGAGTCAACGAAACTGCCCGTATCTAAAACTTCAGGCTCTTCCGTTAACGAACCCAATGCTGGCGAACCTAATTCAGCCGTAGAACGAGTAGTGGGCATCACCAACTTCATTGATGCTGAAGACTCTGTCACCGACCTAGTTACCTTTACTAAATGCCCCCAGCATATGGCACTTAGGGCGGTCGACAGGGAAGCAGAGGATATTAGATCTATTCTGACACGTCCCACGTTTATGCAAAACCTCACGTGGACAGCAGCCTCCGCAACAGGAACCTATCTAGCGAGCTACAAAGTGCCCACGGACATCTTATACTACTCAGGTATCAAACAGGCCAAGGTCAATTATAACACCTTCCTGAACTGTACCTCCGTGTTTCGCATAGAAGCATCCCCCATGCAATTTCAAGCTGGCCGCCTATACATGGCTTATGAACCATACCATACAGGCAGAGGCTCTCGAAGAGTAAATGCTACTTATCTACCCCAGATGACGGCGCTCCACGGAGTCTCATACGATCCAGCCAAGCCTGCGCCTATCGAACTGCGCGTTCCTTTTGCATCGCTCGTTTCAGAATATGACCTCCCAATGGGCCAACTCGAACAAGGTCGTGTACATCTTATTGTTATGTCACCCTTGAATTCAGCCTCAACCACGGGAAGCGTCACGGTTTCAGTCCAAGCCTGGTTAGAAGATGCTGAACTTTCAGTACCAACTGCCAAGGCTTATAATTCTGCACCCGGAAGATCTCTACCGTCGCATGTACCAGACACTGCGCATGGCGAACCACTCGAATTTCAATCATCAGAGGCTGGTATGGCAAATAAACACGTCTACTCTACCGCTCTGTCGAGGATTTCGCATATCGCAACATTGCTTGGTCATTTTCCAATGTTAGCTTCAGTAGCCACGCCTGTGGCCCACTTCTCGAACTTGGCTTCAAAGGTTGCTGCCTATTTTGGCTTCTGTAAACCTCCCGATGTTTCGGCACCCACTAAAGTCACTTCACACAATCGAGCCCCTTGGGCGAACGGCGATGGTCCTCTCCCAGTCGTAAAACTTGCTCAATCTTGCGAGAACGCGATAGACCAGACAGCCCCTTACTTCCACAACCCAATTGATGAGATGGATATCTCTTACATCGTCTCCAACTTGGTCGCGCTGAATCAGTGGTCGTGGACTACGGCCGACGCCGTCGGAAAGATGATCACTGTTATTCCAGTGCACCCAGGACTTTCTACTGAGGTTGGCACAAAGGGCACTTACACATTTGGTTCTTACTCAACCACACCTTTAGGTTACGTTTCAACAATGTTCAAATATTGGGCAGGTTCCATAAAATATAAGCTAGAAGCAGTTAGCACTCCGTTCCATGCAGGCCGTCTCGTAGTTGCCTACTTTCCAGACTACGACCCCTTAGCACCACTTAACATTACTGAGATAGGCAATCAATACTCGGTCGTGTGGGACATTTCGGATTCTTCGGAAATTTTGTTTGAAGTACCTTACCTCAGCAATGTTCCGTATTTGAATTGTTTCATAGACGACCAGTACAACACGGCATTAGTCAACTCAGAGACGACAGGCCTCGGACCTCGCGCTAGGATTAGGAAAGTAATGAACGGAGCCATTGTAGTTTTTGTTCTCAACCAACTTGTGGCCCCATCGGCCGCCGCAGATAGCGTCTCTGTCATCAATTGGATTGGAGGAGGCGAGGACATTTGCTTCGCAGAGCCAACAATAGGAGCCTATAAGCCCTCAGCCCCTTACACCCCAATTAGGGTCGACATGACCCAAAAGTGGTATAATGGAGCTGCCATGACTGCACCCGACTGGAAATCCAATCCAACGAGGCTGGCCCAAGTACCTGAGGAAGATGAAGAACTAAGCTTCCAGTCCGCCCCATCAGGATTATCAGTCACTGGGATTGATCCCTACACCACCGGGACTTCCCAACGGAACGCGTTTCGGAACTTCATCCCGGCAAAGAAGATCTCACCCCAGGAGAGAGCTCGTCTTTGCCAAGGTGAGGTTATTACGAACTTGAGGCCCCTTATTCGGCGTTTAACACCCGCTTACGAGATTTACCCCCAAAATGTCACCAATGACGGTGCTTGGTCGGGCGTTGCCCCCAACTCTAACCTGGCCCTCGTACTGGATCCAGACTACTACGGAACAGGCGACGGGGTCGGAGATAACAGCGTGTACACTAAACAGATAGCACCGGCCATTACTGGTGGATCTAATTGGATTACAGAGCTGGAATCATCGATTAAGTACGTTAGCTGGCTTTACTGCTATGCGCGTGGCTCTAGAGTTTACGGCCTCTCGGCCCGACCTTCCAACGTCATTAATGGAGCGGCTTTTACGATGCTGGGTGACGAGATTTCTTTGCCAACCGACCAAGGAACTTTCGATTTCAGACTCACCACCCTGAATGAAGAAGACACCCCCCCCCGCCAACCCTACTTTCGCCCAGAAGATGAGCTATTAGGTTATAACTACGCTAATACATCAGGCGCGACTTTGTCGGCCTCCAACTACTCGTACGGTTTCAACTCCAACATGTCTGGCAACATGATGGTGCAGAAATCGGGAGAGGCTGGAAGCGGACTAGTGGTACAGGTACCTCCAACATCCAGGTACCCCTTTACGCTCATCTCAAATCCAGACCAGGTTGAGACTGGCTTCATATCCTACATGAAGTACTTAGTCCCACGATGTCGCCGATTCCTTGAAATTAGATTCAGGTCGTTTACATCGTCCATGTCTGGAACCACGGCCAACTACCGGCCCAAGATCTGGCCATTTCCACTTACCATCATGGAATCGGCCGCTGATGATTTCTCCTTCGGAGGCCTCATCCCCCCCCCAGTTATTACTAAGGTACAAAAGACCACAGTCTTTGTCGACTATACCACCGGAAGTCGTTTAGCCTTATAATTACTGGTACCTAGGGTTCACGCCCTGGAAGTCTACGGTGTTCGAATCACCAATGGTGTCTTAGCATACCATGAAGCCGGCATAGCCCGCAGTGACGTAGATAATTCCCCTCAAGCTAGCGG